ACGGCAGTATCAGCGTGAATACGATGAGGACAAGAAGGTATTTAGGGATAAACCTAAACATGATTGGACTTCTCACGGTGCAGATGCTTTCCGTATGCTTGCAATTGCATGGAAAGAAGAAGATAAAACGACTCCGAAAGACCACTCTATCAGGGGTATTGTAGTAGGTAAGAATGAAACCACACTAAATGATTTGTGGAAAACTCAAGCCCCAAAACCTAGCGGAAGAATATAAGCATGGAAAATTCGTCAAAACACACCTATGAGAAATGGTATAACACCATTGGTTCTTATGAGCGCACCTACAAGAAGTGGGAAGGCCGAGCAGATAAGATTCTCAAACGATACCGTGACGATTCTAGGACTCAGAACAATCCTAACGCTAGATTCAATATCCTATATTCCAATGTGCAGACGGTTATTCCAGCCATCTTTGCACGACTACCAAGACCAGATGTGAGCCGTAGATTCCGCGACAATGATCCAGTTGGTCGCGTTGCTTCTATGATGCTTGAGCGCGCCCTTGAGTTTGAACTAGAACATTACACTGATTACAAGTCCGCTATGGATTCTGTGGTATTTGACCGCATGATCGGTGGCCGTGGTACAGCTTGGGTTCGTTATGAACCGCATATTGTTGCTGGTGAAAAGGGTATTCCAGAAGATGGCGTACAAGTCACAGAAGATATTGACGAAGCAGACGAATCAACTGAAGGCTTAGAAAACGAAAGCCCAGAGCGTATTGAGTACGAGTGCGCACCTATTGATTATGTTCATTGGCGTGACTTTGGCCATTCAGTAGCTCGCACTTGGGAAGAAGTAACTGCGGTATGGCGCAAGGTTTACATGAACCGTGATGCTCTAGTTGAGCGTTTTGGCGAAGAACTTGGCTATGAAATCCCATTAGATTCAACACCTAGCGATGGCAAGACTTACGCCCATCAACAAGATGCTTCTCAACAAGCCGTTATTTATGAAATTTGGGATAAAGAAACTGGCGTTGCGCTCTGGATCAGCAAATCATTAGGAAAAATCCTAGATGAGCGCCCAGATCCGCTACAACTTGAGAACTTCTGGCCATGTCCAAAACCACTTTATAGCAATCTTACGACTGAAAACTTAGAACCAATCCCTGATTTCGTGATGTATCAGGATCAAGCCAAAGAACTTGATACATTGGCAGACCGTATAGATGGCCTAATCAACGCATTGAAGGTTCGCGGTGTTTATGACGCATCATCTAGCGAATTGCAGCGCTTATTCTCTGAAGGCGAGAATAATACATTGATTCCAGTGCATAACTGGCAAGCATTTGCTGAAAAGCAAGGCATGAGAGGTGCTATTGATCTAGTGGATATTGCCCCATTTGCTAATGCTTTGATGTCTTGCTACCAAGCAATGGAGCAAGTTAAGGGTCAAATCTACGAGATTATGGGCATTGCTGACATTCAGCGTGGCCAGACTGATCCTAATGAAACATTGGGCGCTCAGATCATCAAGAGCAACAACGCTGCTGGCCGTCTTAAGACCATGCAAAACCATGTGGTGCAGTTTGCCACTATGTTGCTCAACATCAAAGCCCAGATAATCTGCAATCACTTTAGCGAAGAAACTATCCTAAAGATTTCTGGTGCTGATCAGCTATCAGACAACGATAAACAGCTAGTACCGCAAGCTTTAGAGCTATTAAAAGCAGAAGCTTCTAAGAATTTCCGCATTGAAGTCACTAGCGATTCAATGATTTATCAAGATGAGCAGCAAGAAAAGGCTAATCGCGTAGAGTTTTTGACTGCCGTAAGCCAATTTGTACAAACTGCCCTACCTGTAGGTCAAGCCGTGCCAGAATTAGTACCTTTATTCATGGAAATGCTCAAGTTTGGCGTGACTGCGTTCAAAGCTGGTAAGCAAATTGAAGGTTTGATTGACGAAACCGCTGATAAATTCCGCGAACAAGCTAAAGCGCAAGAAGGCCAGCCTAAACAGCCAAGCCCAGAAGTCCAGAAACTACAGATGCAAGCCCAACTTGAGCAACAGAAAATGCAAGCTCAAATGCAGTTAGAGCAACAAAAGATGCAGTCACAGATTGAGATGGAACGCGCTAAACAAGAGTACCAATCTCAAGAAACTCAAGTCCGCATGCAAATGGAAATGCAAAGAGATGCAGCAGAGCGTGAGATGGAAATGAAGATGGCACAAATGAAGATGATGACTGAGCGTAATACTCAGTTGTTATTGGCTTATGTGAACAACGGTGCAAAAGTTGAAGTAGCCCAAATCTCTGCTGGCGTAAACGGTGGCGAAGGCTTACCGCAGCAATACGACTTAGACGAAGATATGGCAAAAGCTATGGAACATCCGCTTGCCCCTATTGCTAATGCTATTCAGCAAGGTAATCAACAGACTGCTGACATGATTGCACAGTTAGCTGAAAACATTAACCAAAGCCAAAACAGGCCTAAACAGGTTATTCGCGGAGCAGACGGTAAAATCATAGGTGTTCAATGAGCGCTTTAAAGTATTCCAACGCATTGCGTCACGCTCAGAACGAAGCGTTGATTACTTACGCTGGAAACGATGCCATCATTAACATTTACCAAGGCTCTGCGCCAGCTAATGCCAATACAGGTATTACTACTCAGACTTTGCTAGTTTCATGCGTGTTATCAGGTGCTTTTGGTACAGATACCAACGGCACTTTGACACTTGGAACGGTCAATACTGGTGTTGCAGTAGCCACTGGGGTAGCAAGCTTCTTTAGAGTATTTAAATCCGATAATACAAGCGTGGTTATGGATGGATCAGTAGGCGTGGTAGGCGCAGATTTGAACCTAGATACGACCAACATCAACATTACGCAAACCGTCAATATTTCAGGTGGTACTATCATAAGAAATAATATTTAAGGCTTATTATGATTACGCAAGAAATAGCTCACGAATACTTTGAATACAAAGACGGTGATTTGTATTGGAAAAAATCCGATGCAAGAAGATGCTATGTAGGTGAAAAAGTAGGCTGGATAGATGATGAAGGCTACAAAAAAGTAATTTTTAAATATAGAAAAGAATCGGTACACAGAATTATTTTTTTAATGCACCATGGTTATTTACCAAAAGAAATTGACCACAAAGACGGTAATCCAGCTAACAACGACATTAAAAACTTAAGAGAAGCTAGTAGGTCGCAACAGGTTTGGAACACTAGAATTAGAAAAGACAACAAAAGTGGTGTTAAAGGCGTTTGTTGGGATGCTCAAAGAAAGCAATGGTTAGTAAGAGTCTGTAAACACAAAAAAATTGCTTATCAAGGTCGTTTTAATGATTTGGAACTTGCAGAACTAATTGCAATTGAAGCTAGAAATAAATATCACATGGAGTTTGCAAGATGCCAATAACAGTCAAACACACCAAAGTAAGCACCGTACCTGATACCGCAGATACAAGCTTAGTACGCCCATCGGATTGGAACGCTGACCACACGCTTACAGGTCTTGGCACAATGGCCGAGCAAAACGCCAATAATGTGAGCATTACTGGTGGATCAATCAGCGGTACTACGGTTAGCGGTTATATACCTACAAGCGAGAAGGCGCAGCCATTAGGTGTTGCAACGCTAGACGCTGGCGGTAAAGTACCAACAAGCCAGATCCCATTACAAGGTGATCTAAACTATCAAGGCACATGGAACGCCAGTACAAATACACCAACTTTGACATCTAGCGTAGGTACTCAGGGTTATTACTATGTTGTTGATGTGGCTGGATCTACAAACCTAAACGGCATTACCGATTGGAAAGTGGGCGATTGGGCTATTTACAACGGTTCTGTATGGCAAAAGGTAGACAACACCGATGCAGTGACATCTGTAAACGGCCAAGTTGGCACTGTAGTGCTTACCACTACAAACATTGCTGAAGGCACAAACGAATACTTTACTCAAGCCAGAGCAAGACAATCTTTGAGCGCTGGTACAGGCATTAGCTACGATAACACTACTGGCGTCATCACCAATTCAAGCCCATCTTTGGGCGGTGATGTAGTTGGCCCAGCTTCTGCCACAGATAACGCTTTGGCCAGATACGATACGACTACTGGCAAGCTTATTCAGAACTCTACCGTTACCCTTGATGATAACGGCAACATGATCAATGTTAATTCTGTAGGCTTAGACACTACCCCAGCAACTGTACCAGCCACGGTTGGCACAATCTCTTGGGATGATGGCGATGGCGTACCATCTGTATTGCTAAAAGGTGGCAATACAACTTTACAGGTTGGCACTCAAGAATACGCTAGGGTTTTTAACGATAGTGGCACGACCATTACAAAAGGTCAGGTAGTTTATATATCAGGCGCACAAGGCAATCGCGTTGCGGTTAAATTAGCCAGAGCAGATGTAGAAGCAACATCATTTGGCACAATTGGCTTGGTTGCAGAAACCATGACTAGCGGTGCTGAAGGTTTTATTATCGTATCAGGCGCTTTGTACAAGCTAAACACTACAGGATTGACTGCTGGCGCAACTGTTTATTTGTCACCAACAACGGCTGGCGCAGTAACTACTACAAAACCCCAAGCCCCTAATCAATTGGTTGTTGTTGGATGGGTAGAGCGTGTTGATAACATTGTTGGCTCAATCTATGTAAAAGTAGACAATGGATATGAGTTAGATGAGCTACATGATGTTCAGGTCACATCACCACAAAGCGGTAACTTGCTAATCTATGATGCAACTACCACGCCAATTGGCGTATGGAAAAACGCATTCATCACGGCTGGTACAGGCGTATCTGTTAGTAATGGTGCTGGATCAGTTACCGTAACTAATACAGGCGTTACAGCATTGGCGGCTGGCACAGGTATTTCTGTATCTGGATCAACTGGCAGCGTGACTGTAACCAATACCGACACAGGTAGCTCACAAAGCATATTTAAAAATGTAGCCGTAGCTGGTCAATCCACAATTGTGGCTGATAGCAATAACGATACTTTGACCGTGGCTGCTGGTGCTGGCGTAACCCTAACAACTAATGCATCAACTGATACCTTGACAATTACAACTGTAGCCGTCTGGGGCGCGTAATGACCACAGCGTTTCAGTCTAATGCTTTCCAGAACTCTGGGTTTCAAGTAGATCCAGTAACTGGTGTTATTTACGCAGTAGATCAGAATGATTCATGTGATTTTGTAGGTACTGTAACTGGTGGTGAAGTCACCGTAGATACGCATGATGGCTTTACGAAAGATGAGTACAAGCGTTACAAAAAACTACAGAAGAAAATAGCTCAAGCAGAAGCCGACAAGATACAGGCTAGAAAAACTAAGTCATTACTACGCAAGCAACAAATTGCTGATTTAGTAGATCCAAAACCAGTTTTACAAGTTAAACAAACTAAAGTAGAATCCGTTTCAGAAGTTAAGATTGATAAACCGTCAATTGACCTTAAGAAACTCAATGCGACCATTATCAATCTTCAACGCCAGCAAGAACAACTGCTGAAAACGGTTGAGTTACGGAATCAGATAGCACAGGCACAGGCCTTGTTAGCGATTCACGAAGCTCAAATGGCTGCTGAACGAGATGATGAGGAAGCATTATTACTACTAATTTAAATCCCCACGCTGAATACAAAAAAGCCTACGATAACCTACACGCTGGTAGATATGCTGCTGGATTTAGGCTTTTTGAGTATCGTTGGCATCCAGCCATCTTAGGTAATCAGCAACTCCCATACGAAAGACTGCCAAAAGCGCCAAAAACATGGCAAGGTGAGTCATTGATTGGCAAATCTATTGTGGTTCAAATGGAGCAAGGTTTTGGAGATATATTTCAATATGCTAGATTTCTGCCAGCATTAAAAGTTATGGGTGCTGAAAAGGTAGTTGTTCTATGCGTACCAGCACTAATGCAAACATTAGGCCAAATGGAGTGCATAGATCAGATAACAAACCTTACAGAAGAAGGCCCAGCCCACGAATGTGACCTTTGGATTGGCTCAATGTCATTGCCATACTACATTGATTGCGCCATGCCGTATGTTAAAGCCCTTTTCCCAATCAATAACACCAAAGTTGTTGGAGCAGAAGGATACTTTGACGCAGAACCAAGCTATATACCTAAGAAAGTAGGCGTAAATTGGTCTGCAAGCAAGGGAAATCTGCAATGGATCAAGTCTATTTCTGTAGAACATATGGAAAGTCTGGTGGGAAGTGATGTTTATTCGCTAAACCCCGAAACAGAGGGCAATTTCTACCCCTTACCAAACGATGGGTGGAAAAAAGACTGGTCAATTACCGCCAAACACATGAAAGCTATGAAGGGCGTAGTCACTGTAGACACTGGAACTGCTCATTTAGCTGGTGCTTTGGGCGTCAAAACCATTGTTTTACTACCAAAAGAAGAATTTGTATGCTGGCGATGGAAGAATGCTAGATGGTATGACTCCGTTGTTTGCTTACGACCTGACGAATATCACAAAGTACCAGAACTAATAGCGAGGATGTAATGAAACATATTTGCCCACTATGCAAAAGCGAATACGAATCAAGAGATGACAGCAAATTGTCAGAAAAAGACAAGTATTTGTTGCATTGGAACTACACTTTAGGCACACCAGAAGCTGAAGAAGCTTGGAAACTAAAGCAAGAAATGACAAAACGAGAAGCGCCTATGATCCAATCAGATATTCAAGGCTATATCAGCCAGATTGATGGATCATGGATTGATTCCAAATCTAAGCATCGTAACCACCTTAAAGAACACGGCTGTATTGAGGTAGGTAACGAAAAACAGAGTACCGCAACACCAAAGCAAGACCCACAACTTAAGCAACGCATCGCTGAAATAGCGTATGAAAAGCTTAGATACCGATAATCCGACAACTTGGAGAGCAACATGTCAGAACAAGACCGCAGAGAACTATTAATGGCAGCAATCGATCAAGCCGAAGATGGCACATTGGAAGCCCCAGAAGAACGAGAAATTGAGGTAGATGATGATCCGATACGCAACGAAAAAGGTCAATTTGCGTCAAAAACAGAGCAAGATAGAGATGTTGAGGAGTCTGCGCCTAATGTTGCTGAAACTGAGGAAGAATCAGACAGTACCGTGGAAGCTCAAGAAGTAGAATACACGCCAGTTGTTGCTAGACCGACAACATGGAAAAAAGAATACTTGCCATTGTGGGATAAGCTAGACAAAGGCGAAGCATTAAGCCAAGACGAAGCTCGTTCATTGCTTCAATATAATGTGCAGCGTGAAAACGAGTTTAAAAAGGGCGTTTCTGCATACAAAGCTGAAGCTGACAATGCTCGCTCACTTACAGAAGCAATTAGCCCATTTATTCCAGAATTGCAAAAGAACGGCATTCACCCAGCAGCATGGATCAACAACTTGGGCCGAGCTCACATGATCCTATCTCAAGCCCCATATCAACAAAAGATAGAATTATTCAACAAACTTGCACAAGATTATGGAATTGATTTAAACTCAGGCTATAGTGGCGAAAATACAACACAGTATCAAGACCCACAGGCTTTTGCGTTACAACAGCAAATCCAACAGTTGCAACAACAAGTTCAACAGGTTGGTAGCTGGAAGGAGCAGCAAGAGCAAGGCGTTCTAATGAACGAGATACAAAGATTTAGTAGTGATGTGGACAAACATCCACATTTTGAGGTGGTGCGTGAACAAATGGCTCAATTACTTGAGAACGGTTTGGCAAACGACCTTGAAACGGCTTATGCAAAAGCTGTACGCTTGAACGATGAAGTTTGGCAGTCTGAGCAGAATAGACTTCTGCAAAGTGCTACTAAACAAGCAACGCAAGCCCAGCGAGTCGCTAAAGCTAAAGCTGCTGCTGTAAGTCCTAAGTCTGTTACCCCTAACAGTCAAAGTGGCCAAAGCGGAGCAAAGGATAGACGGTCTATATTAGCCGAGCAAATGGGTGAACTAGGCAATCGTGTTTAATAAACTTTTTTTAAGGAAATATCATGGCATTCGCTAACTCAGCAATTACCGATATTATCGCTACAACAATCCAAAGCCGTAGCGGTGAATTGGCAGACAACTTAACAAACAACAACGCGTTATTGAAGCGCTTGAAGTCTAAGGGCAATGTACGCCCATTCTCAGGCGGTAATGTGATTTTGGAAGAAATCATGTATAACGATCCTAATACGAACAACGCTAACTCATACTCTGGTTACGAAGTTCTAAACATTACTCCTGACAGCCCAATCTCTGCTGCTCAGTTCAGCATTACTCAATATGCTGACTCAGTAACAATGAGCGGTTTGGAAATGTTGCAAAACTCAAGCAAAGAAGCAATCATTGACCTTTTAGATGGTCGTATGCAAGTTTCTGAAGCTCGCCTATTAAACCGTATTGGTTCTGACATCTATGGTGACGGTACTGGTAACGGTGGTAAGAACATCACTGGTTTGGCTGCTGCTGTACCTGATGCTCCTACATCTGGCACATACGGTGGTATTAACCGTGCAAACTGGACTTTCTGGCAGTCTAAGAAGTATTCTGGTACATCTGACGGTGGCGCAGCAGTTTCAGCTACTAACATCCAGAAGTATATGACTTCATTGGCTATTCAGTTGGTTCGTGGTAATGACAAGGCTGACTTGATCGTTGCTGATAACAACTACTATTCATTGTATGTTCAGTCACTACAAGCAATTCAGCGTATTACTAGCGAAGAATCTGCTGCTGGTGGTTTCGCATCATTGAAGTTCTACGGTGGTGGCACATCTGCGGATGTAGTGTTAGACGGTGGTGTTGGTAATGCTTGTACAGCTAACCACATGTTCTTCTTGAACACTAACTACATCTTCTTGCGCCCACACAAAGAGCGTAACTTTGTACCTATCGGTGGTGAGCGTCAAGCGATTAACCAAGATGCTATCGTTAAGCTTTACGGCTGGGCTGGTAACTTGACTTGTTCTAACAGCTTCTTGCAAGGCGTGTTGATCGCTTAATTGTGATCACATCCACTAACTTTTAGGAGAAAATTATGTCTTATAACATTACCCCAACCGCTGGTATTAACTTGGATGATGTAGTTAATACAAATCCAAACTCTGCTGGCACAGGCGTACCTGTTAATGGCCCACTTGGTTCACAAGTGTTTGGTTCAGACGGTAAGCGTTATGTACTAGGTGTTGCTGGTGCAGCTATTACAGCTTCTACAGCTACTTGCTCAATCAATGCTTCAACCTTTGTTGTTACAGCTTCTGGCGGCACTTATGCTAGCCCAGCAGTTGCAGTACCATCTGGTTCATACGCATGGTTCGCAGCTACTAGCGTTTAATTAGCTTAAGTAGTAAACTAAGGGGGCGGTCTTAACGGACTGCCCTTTTTTACTTTTAAAACCTAACCACTTAGGAGAACTTAATGGCTATTGAGTCAGATATTCGCAATGGCGATGAGAACCTGTACGCAGAGTTCTACATCAAACCTGTAAAACAAAACTTTGCTTCAGAAGAAGCTGGCAGACCAATTTTTCAAGATGTAGTTTTTGTAAAAATTATGACTCCTAGTGATCAATTAACCCAAATTGACACCATCGCTAGAGAGGATCACAAAGCCCGATTCCCAAGACAGTGGGCGCATTTCCAAAACAAACAAGCTGGACAGCAACAAGTTATTGGCACACCAGTAGGTGAATGGCCACAATTAACTGCCAGTGCTGCCGAAGAATTGCGAGCATTGAAGTTCTTTACTGTAGAGCTAGTAGCTAACGCTAACGATGGCCAATTGCAAAGAATTGGCATGATTGCTGGTATGTCACCAAACTCATTGCGTGACAAGGCCAGAGCGTTTTTGAACCTAGCTAACGATTCTGCAGAAGAAGCCAAGCGTGAAGCTGAGATTGCTGAACTAAAGGCTGAAAACGAGAGAATCAAGACCGAAACAGACCGAAAACTTGCAGAAATGCAAGAGCAAATGAAAGCTTTGTTGTTGATGGCTTCTGACAAGAAACCTAAACGCAAGGTTAAAGAAGAAGTAGAAGAATAATAAAGGGGGTTCGCCCCCTTTTATTTTGTACAGTAGTTGCTATAATGGGCAAAATACCTTAATTACTTAGGGTGCAAACCACTAAAGTAAAGGATTCGCCATGTCATTAACAATGCTCCAACTAATGCAAGACACCTCTAACGAGCTTGGATTAGTAGCCCCTACTTATGTTGCTGGTAACACCAATCAAGATGTGATCCAGCTATTAGCTTTGATGAACCGCCAAGGCTATAACTTAACTAAAGAGTACGACTGGCGAGCATTGCAAAGAGAGTATCGTTTTTACACGCAATCTGTAAGCACTACAGGCGATGTGCTAGATGGCTCTTATACTATTTTAAATGTGGCTGATACCACAGGCATCGTACCTAATAAATGGATGGTTACAGGTACTGGCATTCCTCAAGACTGCTATGTAGTAGCAGTTAGCGGATCAACTGTTACCCTAAACCAGCCAGCAGAGCAAACGGCTGTAGGAACAACCCTTACATTTGGCCAAACTCAATACGATTTACCGCCTGACTACGAAACAATCACAGACCGCACCCAATGGGATAAAACTAAACACTGGGAAATGCTAGGGCCAGAAGATGCTCAACAATGGCAGTGGCTCAAGTCTGGTTATATTTCAACAGGCCCGCGTGTTCGCTGGAGAATCTTAGGTCAATACTTCAATATCTGGCCAATGATGAACACCCAAGAGTATTTGGGTTACGAGTACCGCTCTAAGGGCTGGGCTGAAAGTTCAACTGGCGCAATAAAAAATAGTTTCACAGCCGATACAGATACAACCATTTTTGATGATCAAATCATGATTCTAGGCACTAAGCTTAGATATTGGCAGATCAAAGGCTTTGATACTACTGCGTTGCAACAAGAATATGATCGCTATTTGAGCGTGGCTAAAGCTAACGACAAAGGCGCACCAAACTTATCATTCGCACCTTACCCATCTAAGGTTCTTATCGGTTACGCAAATATTCCAGATACTGGCTACGGAAGTTAATTATGGCTTTCCCACAAAAACGCAATGCGGTCACTGCTTCCGTACCAGCACCATTGGGTGGATGGAACGCTAGAGATTCCCTAGCTGAAATGAACCCAATTGATGCGGTAGAGATGGTTAATTTTTTCCCTACGCCTACAGATATTTTGATGCGTAAGGGTTATAGCCAGCATTCTGGTGGTTTTAATGGTACAGCAGACACTGTAATGAACTACGCTGGCCCTACATCGCAGACTTTGTTTGCTGTGGCCAACGGTGTTATTTACAACACAGCCACATCTACAGCAACTTCTGTATATACAGGCTTATCCAATAGCAGATTTCAGCATGCTAACTTTACCAATAGTGCTGGCAACCCATTTCTATCAGCAGTAAACGGCCAAGACCCAGCTTTACTATATAACGGCACAAATTGGATTAAAGTAGCCGCCACAGCAACAGCCCAAACAATTAGCACCATCACTAGAGGTGGTACAGGCAACCTTACAGCAACCTTAACAACAGGTTCTGCGCATGGTTTGGTAACTGGAAACCAAGTAACTATCTCTGGGGCTACAGAATCAAACTACAACGGTACTTATTTGATTACCGTAACTGGGCCAACAACATTCACCTATGTAATGGCAACAGCCCCCGCTGCCGATGCAACTGTAGTAGGCTCTTATGTAGTAGTGCATGGCATCACTGGTGTTGATTCAAGCTTATTTATTAACATCAATGTGTTCAAAGAGCGCCTTTTCTATGTAGAAAAGAACTCAATGAATGTCTGGTACTTAAATACTAAAGCTGTATCAGGCGCAGCGAGCAAATTAGACTTTGGATCAGTCGCAAAAATGGGTGGATACATCCAAGCGATGGGTACTTGGACTATTGATGCTGGCCAAGGCGTTGATGATTATGCAGTTTTTGTAACTAACATGGGCGAAGTTATCGTTTATGAAGGTACAGATCCTAGCGATGTGACAAAATGGGCTTTAAGAGGTGTTTGGCAGCTTGGCTCAACATTTACCAGACGGTGCTTTGCTAAGTTTGGTGGTGATTTATTACTAATCACGCAAGAGGGCCTTGTACCTTTAGCTTCTGCTTTGCAATCTAGCCGTTTAGATCCACGCGTAAACCTTACAGATAAGATTTACGGTGCTTTTGCTCAAGCAACTACGCTTTATTCATCAAATTTTGGCTGGGAAATACAATATTTTGCAAAAGCTAACATGCTTATTGTGAATATTCCTACAAATATAGGATTTGAGCAGTATGTAATGAATAACATTACAAAATCTTGGGGCAGATTTACAGGCGTACAAGCCACAAACTTTGAAATTCATAACGACAACTTATATTTTGGCGGTAATGGATTTGTTGGCAAATTTTGGGATACTTACGCAGATAACGGTAATGTGATTAACGCAACCGTACAGCAAGCTTATAACTACTTTGATAGCCGTGGTCAAAATAAGCGTTTTACCCTTGTAAGACCTATTTTCTTAACTGATAACGGTTTGCCTAGCGTATTTTGTGCAATTAACACCGATTTTGATACTCAATCTCAATTAGGACAGGTTTCATTCAACCCAACTGCATTATCTGTGGGATTATGGGATGTTGGAACTTGGGATAATAACTTCTGGGGCGGTACTTTGGCGGTCAATAAAGACTGGCAAGGCGTATCTGGCATAGGTTATTGTGCAAGTATTTCGCTGAATGTGGCATCAAAAGGTATTGAAGTTCACTGGGCATCAACGGACTTTGTGATGGAGCGCGGGGGAGTTATTTGATTACTACTGAGGATCAAGGTTATTTAAAAGCTTGGATTGAGCGAATGCTTGGTCAAAAATTTGGCGAAGAAGCTAAATTTATAGGTCAAATCAAGCAAGGTAATCTGGTCGCGGTGGTAGCTTTTACGAACTTTATCCCTAACGCATGCGCCATGCACATAGCTTCAGTTGGCGAACATTGGATGGATAGAAATTTATTGTGGGCTTGCTTTGATTACCCCTTTAACAAATTGGAAAAAAAGGTTATATTAGCGACTATGGAAGCGTCTAATGACGAAGCCATAAAACTAAACCGACACCTTGGTTTCCAAGATAAAGCGTTAATTGAAGATGCTCACGAACATGGGGATTTACTTTTAATGGCGATGAGAAAAGAAGATTGCAAATGGCTAAATCTTCAATGCTCATTACGCAAGAAACTAGGAGATTAATATGGGCGGTGGTGGCGGTTTATTAGGTGGTGTTACAGGAATGTTGTTTGGTGAACCAGACACGCCAGCAACACCCGATTATTCTGGAGCAGCAAAAGAAACTGCTGAAGGCAACTTAGCGGCTGCTCGTCAAGCTACGGCAGCTAATCGCGTCAATCAAGTTACGCCTTATGGCAATCTATCCTATTCAATATCGGGCAAAGACCCTTACGGAAATCCTACTTGGACTGCTACGACATCACTAAGCCCAGAACAACAACAGTTATATAACTACGATGTTGCTAGTTCTTTAGGTTTAGGCAGATTGCAAGAAAAAGGCTTGAATTATGTCGGAAATATGATTGATCAGCCGTTCAGCACTAGCACATTGCCAAGTTTAAGCAGTCGTTTAAATGCCCCTCAATTTAATCAATTGGGTAGCGCTGAAGCTATGCAACGCGATTTAGAGAATCAAGGCATGGCGGGCTGGGATAAGGCTACTGGCTTGTTGATGCAACGCCTAGAACCATCATTAGAGCGCCAACAAAAATCTTTGGATACTCAATTGGCTAACCAAGGCATTATGCGTGGTTCTGAAGCTTATAACCAAGCTCAACAAGATTTAGCCCAAAAGCAAAATGACCTTAGAAATCAAGCTGCATTAGGTGGCCAACAAGTACAACAAAACTTATTTGGTCAAGCATTGCAAGCTGGTCAATTTGGCAATACAGCTATGCAGCAAGACTATGCTAACCGTCAGGCTCAGTTGCAAATGAATAATGCTATTCAACAACAAATGTTTGGCAATCAAGCAACTCAAGCAGAATTGGCGAATAGAGCAAGAGGACAAGGATTCCAAGAGTTGGCTTATCAGCGTAATGAACCAATTAATACGCTTAACGCAGTACGCTCTGGATCACAGGTTACAACCCCTAATCAGTTCTATGTAAACGCACCTCAACAAGCAACAACGGCTGGTGCTGATATGTTGGGCGCTGCTGGTATGACTGGAAACGCCAATATTGCCGCTGCAAATGCTTCAAACGCTAACCGTAACGCAATGATGCAAGGCTTATTTAGTCTTGGTGGCGCTGCAATGATGTCTGACTTGCGCACTAAAGAAAATATCAAGCATATTGGCCATATGGCTAATGGCTTAAATGTTTATGAGTTTGAATACAAGCCAGAATTTAAGTCATTTGGTGGTGAAGGTAAGCACATTGGTGTTATGGCTCAAGAAGTTGAATTGATTAAACCAGAAGCTGTTATTGAAATTAACGGCTACAAAGTTGTTAATTATGGAGCGTTGCAATGAACAATTTTCCACAAATGCAAAATTTAAGCGGTATTGCACCGACTATGCAGAACACGCTTGCACAACAACAAATGATGCAACAGTTGATGCAACAAGGTGGTCAATTGGCTAATCAAGCACTAGAAGGCCCGCAAAGTGGTCTTGATCCTAAGATGCTAGCTCAAGCGTTGCGCAAAGATAACCCTATGTTATCTACAGCACAAAACGCTGAAGTTAGAGGTTTAGGAAGCAATCCAAACAATATGATGAGCGGCTACAACACTGGTATGTTTGGCTGGGGGAATTATGGCGAGTAATCAACTTTCATTTACAGGCTTTGAACCTGAGATCCAAGACATTTCACGCCAAAGAGATTTGGCTAAATTGCTTTTGCAAAAAGGTATGGCTGACAATATGCAAGGCCAGATGGTTAGTGGCCGTTATGTTGGCGCAAGCCCAATACAGGGCATCGCTAACCTATACTCAGCTTACAAAGGCAAGCAATTAGCTGAAGAATCAGATAAAAAACAAGCTGAATTAGCTCAAAAGCTTAGACAAGTACAATCTACAGAAGCTCAAGACATTCTTGGCGCATTGCGTGGCACACCAGAGCAAACTGTCTATGGTGCTGGCATGGAAGGCCCAACCATGAATGTAACACCAGCGGTAGAAGGTAGCCAATCAGCCGCTTTAGCTCAAGCCCTTAAAGGCCAATCACCATTCTCACAAACTATGGCTGCTAAATTGATGGAACAGCAGTTTAAAGAACCTAAGTGGGAAAAGGTAGAGCAATACGATCAAAAAACTGGCAATACAATCACTGGTATGGTCAATGTTAATTCTTCTAGCCCAGAATCTACATTTAGACCAATTGCTGTATCTAAGCCAGCTATGTCTGCTAAAGATATTGCAGAACTACGCGATAAAGGTATTCTTGTTGGCGGTGGTATGCCAACTGCTGGCGCTCCAATGGGTGGTGGTATGCCGTCTACTGGTATGCCAAGCAACCAGATGCCTAAACAAGATCAAAAATACATGCCAGCTACTTTGCCTGTATTTGAACCAGATCCAACATTGTCACCACAACAAAATCGTGAGTTGCAAGGTAAATTTGCAGAAGATTTGCGTAAGAATGTTAAAAACGCTAAAGATGCTTTTGGTACGATCAAGTCTGTATCTGAAATTCTTAGAACCAATGAACCTAGCTCTGGCCGTGCAGAAAATATCATCACTGGTACACGCGAGTTCTTTGGTGGTGGCGGTAAACAATCACAGGCCGATGCAAAACTTAAAGTATTAGGTCAAAAACTTGTTCAACAAGTGCCACGCTTTGAAGGCCCTCAATCTGATAAGGATGTGGCTTCTTACCAAGCTGCTGCTGGTGATATTGGTAATGCAAATATGCCTATTGCTAGCCGTTTAGCAGCTTTGCAAACATTGGTAGACCTTAACAAGAAATACTATCCAAACGGTGAATGGGATTCTATTAATTTAGAAGCCCCTACAATTAAACCCAATGCTTTAGGCGGCACAAATACTTATTTTGGCGCTACTGTTGCCCCTACTACAGAAAAAGGCTGGAGAGTTAAATAATGGCTGAAAAAGAATATACAGTCGTTGCACCTGACGGCAAAGAAATAACTTTAATTGGCCCAGTAGGAGCAAGCCAACAAGAAATTATTGCCCAAGCACAAAGACTGTATAAAGCAGCGCCAGCAGACAGAGGTAACATCATTAATACCGATGTGCCTACTGTTGTTGGATCACGCCCAAATGCTGTAAACCCTCAACCAGAGCAAGCACCTAGAACAGTTGCGGATTATGCTAAAGCATTTTTAGAAGTACCAGCGACTATTGGATCAGCAGCCGTAGCACCATTTATTGGTGTTGGTGCTGGCATGATTGAAAACATGCGCCAAGGCACAAACCAGCGTGTTGATCGCCCAGAACTAGCTCAACGCTTTACTTATGAACCTACATCACCAGTATCTCAAGAAGTTGTTGGTAATCTTGGTTCTGCTTTAGAAGCTGCAAAGATTCCAGCTTATGTACCATCTATAGGTAGATTTGCTGGCGCAACAAGACAAGGTGCTGAAGTCACTAGCCCTATGGTGCGCGGTAATTTGCCATCATTTAACGAGATCAAATCAACAGTTAGCACTGGGCCACAGCGTATTGCAGAGTTATTGCGTGAAAAAGAAGCCCCAGTATTGTCTGGCGTAGGTGCTGCTGAAGTGCCACCAGCCGCTCAACGAGTTCAATTAGCTCAAAGCTTAAGAGTGCCAGTACCTTTGACAAAAGGACAAGCAACTAGAGAGCTAGGTTTGCAACAATTTGAAGCTGAAACAATGAAAACTTATCCACAGGATGTGGGTAGACCGCTTGTAAAAGCTAGACTTGATCAAAATGAGCGTATTTTGCAAAACTTTGATGCTTATGTTGATGCTACAGGCGCACAAAAGGCTGGAGAGTTCAACTTACGCGAAGTCGGTAAGGTAGTGGATTCAGCTTTAGTCAATCAGGCAACAAAAGCCAAGAAACAAATCAGCGATTCTTACAAATTAGCTAGAGAAGCTGGCGAAACTGCTGAATTAGTAGATGTAACAGGCGTTAAAAACTTCTTAGACGGTTTAGAAGCAGAATCTATCAACGCTCCAATCATTACAAGCGCCAAAATGAAGCTTGATAAGCTTGCAAAAGGTGGCGAGATCAGCTTAAACGACTTAGAAGAAGTCCGTAAGATGGTTAATGCTCTATCTGGTGACACCCCATCTAATATGGCGTTTGGTAAGCAAATTAAAGACCAGATAGATGCTACGACTGTAGGCAAAGGCGGTGATTTATACCAACAAGCTCGTAAATTGCGTGAAAACTACGCTAGAGAGTTTGAAAATGTTGGCTTTGTAGACAAGCTTTTGAGCAAAAAAGCTGGTACAAGTGACCGCGCAGTAGCTTTGGAAGATGTATTTGATCACAGCATCATGAAGGGTTCATTGGATGATGTTCGCGCTATTGGCAGAACGCTCAAAAAAGCTGGCCCAGAAGGTGAACAAGCATGGCGTGAGCTACAAGGTCAAACCATTGAGCAAATGAAGGCTGCCGTTACTAAGAACATTCAGCGTGATGAAGCTGGCAACCCAATCGTATCTCCAAAACAGTTAGATAGTTTTGTTAAGAACTTGGATGCTGACGGTAAATTGGATTATTTGTTTGGTAAGAAGGGCGCGCAAGAGATTCGTGATCTACGCGATACCGCTATTACGGTTTATAGCCCTGTGGCTGGTATTAACCAATCAAATACTGCTAGTGCATTAACTCAAGCTTTAGACCGTATCAGAGGGTCAGCATTAAGCAAATTACCCATGGGAGTGGGTTCTTTGTATGAAGTTGGCGCTGAAATGGCAGAGAAAAAGAAACTTGGTAAACAAGTAAAACAATCGTTAGAATTTACGCCAGAGGATTTGGCCAAAGAATTAAGAAAGGGAAAATAACATGAGTCGTAACGGATCAGGCGTATATTCATTACCAGCGGGCAACCCAGTTGTCACAGGTACAACCATATCATCATCTTGGGCCAATACAACCCTAAGTGATATTGCAACGGCTCTTACAGGATCAGTAGCTGCTGACGGTCAAACAGCTATGACTGGCAATTTGCAGATGGGTAACAACAAGATTACTGGTCTTGCTGTAGCTACATCGTCAGGCGATGCTTTATCTTATGGTCAAGCTGCTACTATTTCTGCCCTTACAGTATCAGGTGCTTTTGCTGCCAATGGTGGAGCAACACTAGGAGATGCTAGTGGAGATGCTTTAACAATCAACTCTAGTGCAGTATCTATTCCTAATGGATTGAACTTTGATAGCAATACTTTAGTTATTGATGCTACTAATGACAGAGTAGGTGTAGGCACAAGTAGCCCTGGTACAAAGCTAGATGTTTACAACAGTCAAGCGTCTGGCATAAGCGAGATTGCTCGTTTTCGTTGGAATAATGGTGGCTCTGGTGGTGCTATTACTTGGGCTAACCAAGCTGGTACTGTTCTAGGTCAAATTGCTAATAGCTCTGATTCCAACGGCAACCCACTATTGTTTTATGCGTACAACAACAGTACTGCACTTACAGAACGCATGAGAATAGACTCTAGCGGTAATGTAGGTATTGGTACAAGTAGTCCTTCACACAAACTAACTGTAGCTGGAAATTTAGGTCTTAGTAATAATAATGCATATGGATGGGGTGACCTTACTACTTATATTGCTGGTGATTCTTCTACTGATTTTATTAACTTTGTAACTTCTGCTACAGAGCGTATGCGTATTGATAGCTCTGGTAATGTAGGTATTGGTACAAGTAGTCCTAACTTCAATTCTTCTTCTGGTACTGTTTGCCATATTAATAATGCAGCATCTGGTGGTTGGGCAATAAATCACTACACAAATGGCACAACGAGTTCAGGTGCTTCTGATGGTTTTATAGTCGGCATTATAGGGTCTGATGGGGCTTATTTGTTCAATTATGAAACCACTCCCATGATTTTTGGTACTGGTGCTTCAGAACGCATGAGAATAGATAGCTCTGGTAACTTGTTAGTGGGGACTACGAGTAATTTTGGAGTACTTACTAGCTCTATATCAGCAGGCAGTGGTTGGGCTATGTCTGCTAGAACTACTGGAGCAGGTGCTGGTCTTATCAGAGGGCTTGAAAACTCCACAGACCGTTTTATTGTTTATGGCAATGGAGATGCGTATAACAGAGCTGGGGTTTGGGGGTCTTTGTCAGATGTAAAACTAAAAGAAAATATTGAAGATGCTACACCTAAACTAGAAAAGCTAAATCAAGTACGAGTTGTTAATTACAACCTTAAGACTGACCCTGAGCAAAAGTTACTTGGTGTAATAGCTCAAGAGCTTGAACAGATTTTTCCAAGCATGGTTGATGAATCTCCTGATAGAGATGCTGAAGGTAACGACTTAGGTACAACCACTAAGCAAGTTAAATACTCTGTATTTGTGCCTATGCTTATAAAAGCTATTCAAGAACAACAAGCAATCATCAACGACCTAAAAGCTCGCATTGAAACCCTAGAATCTAAATAAGGATAAATCATGGAACTAAAAGTAAACCAACTAGACCGTAACACAGATGGTGACATCGTAACTACTGTTCATTGGACAGCTACTAAACAAGATGGTGAATTCACAGCATCATCTTATGGCACAGTCGGTGTAGAAGTAGGCGATACAGTCATCCCTTTTGCTAATTTAACTGAAGAAGTAGTTAAGACTTGGTTAGCTGAAAAGCTAGACTTAGAAGCTATGGAAGCTAGTCTTGATGCTCAATTAGCAGACCAAAAAGCACCAAAGGTAGCAAGCGGATTGCCTTGGTAATATGGGTAAACCGCTTCCCTTTAAGCGGTAATTTTGGAGAAAATCATGGGTGAAAACACGAAAAAAACCCCGATTGTGCTTGATGATGTTGAATATTTTTATGAAGAATTAACCCAAAGCCAACAGGTGATGGTTAATCATATTCAAGATTTAGACCGCAAAATTGGTGGAGCATCATTCTCGCTAGACCAGCTAAATGTTGGTAAAGCTGCTTTTATCAGAATGCTGAAAGAATCATTAGAACCTAAAACGGAGCAATAATGGAGCAGTCCGCACTTAATTGGGTATTTGGCGTAGCTAACCTTATATTGGGTGCGGCGTTCAAATGGATATACGACTCTCATCGTGACTTACGCAAAGCTGACGAAAAATTAGCTGAAAAAGTAAATAAAATTGAGGTCGTTGTTGCTGGTGAATATGTCAAAAGAGAAGATTTTGACCGAGTAGCCAATGTCATATTTGCCAAGCTAGATAAGATTTCTGAAAAGTTAGATTCTAAAGCTGACAAGTGAAAGATTTACTGCCACAAATATTAGCCTATGTAAGTAGCCCATTTAGGTTATTTGCGCTAATCATTATGGCGGTTTTTACTTTTGCTGGTTACTTTATTTGGCAGAACCAAGAGGTCATGTTGGGGGCTTATAAGAAGTCCAAAGAACTTCCAACCATGAACTCTGATCGCTATGACGATGCTTCTAGACTGCTATTCAAAGGCACAAACGCAGGTGTAGTGGTCATATTTTCAGTTAATACGGTTATTGGCAAAAGAATTGTAGAGAGAGCGTACATTCCAGAATCAAGATATAAAGAATTTGATGGCCACGATGTTGGTTTGTTTAGCAAAAACTTAGCCAATAACAGCGATATTATCAAGATGATGGCCGATGAAATACCTTGCTCTGAATACCCTAAAGCACAATCAGAAATTGGTCTTTGGTATAAAAGTTTAGGGATTAACTACACTTGTAGGATTGCCGTGCCACCTAGTAACAATCAATTTATTGGTCAAATAACTGTAGGCTGGAAAGAAAAGCCCAGTGACCCTGAAGCCATGTTAATAATCGCATCATCAATGTTAATGAGGAAATAATGCTACCAATCGCTGCCATATTAAGCATAGGTGAAAAGGTCTTAGACCGAGTATTACCTAATCCTGAAGCCAAAGCCCAAGCATTAGCTGAACTTGCCAAACTACAGCAAGAAGGTAAATTAGCTGATTTACAAGCTGACATGAACGAGCAAAACAATGTATCAGAGCGTTGGAAAGCTGACATGTCTAGCGATTCATGGCTATCTAAAAACATTCGCCCCATGACTTTAGTTTATATTTTGACTGCTTTTATTTTAATGGCTGTTGTTGATGGTTATGGTTTTAAAATTTCAGAGGCATATGTCAATTTACTTGGTCAATGGGGTATGGTGGTGATGACCGCATACTTTGGCGGTAGAACCCTTGAAAAGATTATGGATAAACGCAATGCAAATAAGTCCTAATTTCACGCTTGAAGAAGCAACATTTAGCGAAACTGCTGTTCGCATGGGCATTTCTAACGACCCTAGCCCAGAACAACTGGAGAATATGAAAAAGGCAGCAGAAGGCATGGAAGCTATCAGAAAGCTTCTAGGTAAGCCGATTAGAGTTAATTCATGGTTACGCCTACCCGCGGTTAATCAAGCGATTGGCGGGGCTGCTAAATCAAGCCACATGGATGGCTGGGCTATTGACTTTGTTTGCCCTAGTTTTGGTGATCCATACGCAGTGGCCAAAGCGTTAAAAGATTCAGATATACAGGTAGATCAGGTGATCCATGAGTTTGGTAGATGGGTGCATGTATCGTTTGCCCCAGAGATGAGAAATCAATTCCTGACCATATTTAAACCGCAGAATAAATATGTATCAGGAATCTTAACAGCAGAAGAATACGCTAAGACAGCTTAGTTTCGTTAATGGCCAGAGCGTTGCGGTATCTGGCCCATTTTTCTTGATAGCGCTTATCTTCGCTAGGTGGTTCAAAGCCAAGTCTGCGCAAAGTTTCAATAATGTTAGTTTTTGCTGCTGGCGTATATTTAAAATCTATATTATCTAGTTTCATTTCATCCCCAAATAGGTATAACGCGCCCACTTTTTACCGTCTGCGGTTTCAATCGTGGTGATTATGTCGTATCCCTTACCTTTTAACTGAAATACGGTATCTGCTAGTCTGGTGATGCCGTACTTCTGGATGGCTTCCCAGCTTGTAATTGACTTCTTTTTACGCAAATGTTGTAGAACTTGATCTTTTTGATTCATGTTACAAACCCCCAGTTTTAATGACCCACACAGTTAGTGGAATGACAAAGAAACAAACACCTAAAAATAGACCTTTTAATATCATCATGATTACATCCTCTCGTAAATTTCTTGTTCTATGCCAGCAATGGCCTTTTCTGACAGCATTTCGTATATATTTTGATCATTGATGCAAGCGGTTTCTAGCATTACGCCACCGTTGTACCCGACAGAATCATCGGGTTCTTCGTAATCAAACTCGCAATCAAGAACGCAGTCCATGTATTTAATCGTTAGTTGCATACATACCCTTTCCAATTTTTTCTGCTACTACCTCGTTACGAGTATCAGTAAAATCAAAAAAATAATATTTAACTTGGTTTAGGATCTGATTGGCTTGTTTAGTCATGCCCATCTCAAGCAACTCTTGGGCGTCTGATACAAGGCCAGCGATGTACATGTTGATGTTGTACTGGCTTGCAAACTGCTTCTGTAAAGCAGCTTCACTGCAGCCAAACATTTCAATTTCGTAATTCATGGCAGCCCCTTAATAATTATTGAGTTGAAAGCATCCAGCATCTTCATAAGCGCCTTCTGCGTCTGCCATAGCTTGACTAATATCTGCTTCTTGAGCGCAATACTCATCAATCTCTTGTTCTGTCATACCTTCAAAAATATCTACCATTTTGTTTCTCCTTTTCTCAGTGGCGTTATTGCCACAACTCAATATTAAGCGAACTTAAGAATAAATGCAAAAATATTTCATTGTGGCGTTGTTTTTTAGCAACACGCTTGCGCAGACATAGTAACTAGATCATCAAACAATTCGCGTCTGGTCATTTTTGTGTCTGTACGCAAACACGCTATTTCTGATCCATCTGCTTTAACTGCACGACCAGCCCAAGCACCATAAGGCGCTACTTTTTTCATACGCAAGACAACCACTGTAAATTTATCGCACTGGTAATAGTAAGACTTAGTGGCAGCGTTTTTGATTTCAGTCATTTTTACATTCATGATTATCTCCTTAAGCTGCCAACCGACCAACGCAACCATAACCGTAGCCATCGTCACCCATGCTGTATACTCGCGCAACAGTCTTGCTTTGCTGAGTTTCGCAAAAGCTTTGATCAGCGATAGCTAGATTGACCATCTGGTTTAAGTACCGACCACCAGCAGTCAAAGTAGCTGGGCAATCAATGTAAGCGCCACCGTATTGAGTATCAACAATTTTTACCAAGCTCATGTCTACGCCATACATCTGGCAAACTTGCTGAGTTGCAGCTTCTAAAGCTTGTACGCTGCTTTTTCTGTTTACAAAGATAAAGTCAGCACCGAACTTAACTTCTTCGCCATCAAGATTGGCGTAGTTCTGGCCTTTGTAGTCTTGCATGCCGTCAAAGTAACTACCCTCAAACACGCCAACTACTTTTTGAACTTGATCACTTGTAGGGCCATCAACATATTTGATATTGATGCTTGCACCGCCAGCGTACTGACTGCTAGTAACACTGAATTTAACGGCTGGAAAGCTCTCTTTTAGAGCGGCTCTGATCAATTTTGCAGTATCAACACAACCAATGTATCTCATTTTTTTCTCCGTTTCTCATAGCAAAAGCGCTACAAGTTCATATTAAGCGAACTTAACAAATAAAACAAGAGAAAACACAAAATATTTTTAATGTGTTGTTTTTCTGCAACAAGTGGCTGCCTCGGCTGGGCTTGAACCAGCGACCCACGGATTAACAGTCCGTTGCTCTACCAACTGAGCTACAAGGCATAAGGGCGTGACAATTTGGCAACTACTACCAACCAACGAGAAAGCCGTAAAACCGTTGGATTGTTGCATCCTTGTTTGACGGCTTAACCACGCTTTAAATATTGTTCTTTAGTTTATAAAACGCCAACAAATGAGTAAAGCATTCCCATGCCGATTTTAAAGAATCGGGGGGTATTTCGCATAACTTTACTTCATTCGTAGTGCCATTGACAAATACAATTGCTGCTCTGCATTCTTCTAGCTTGTAGCCAAGGCCTACGCAATAGGCTGCCAGTTGCATCTCATGTTCGTGATACGGCTCAACCTTTGCTAGATCAGTTTCTTTAGTCTTGAAATCCACCACCAGATTAGGTGCTGACAAATCAATCTTGCCGCCATAGCCTAATTCATGCGCAAATGACTTTTCCGATAGCCATAATTGATTACCAAAAGCATCTATCAACGCTTTATCTATGTTGCGTACATACTCTGGCCATTCTGGTAGATAAACCTGATCAAAGTAAGACTCAATCACGCCATGAATAGCAGTACCGCGATCAGCAGCTTGACGGCCTTGTACTTTAGAGTCTGCCATTACGCGCTCTAGCCAATCTTTTTCTGGTTCATTTGGGTTTCTGGGTAATGTCAAAGCTGATAACAAGACCTGAGTCTGTAACCAGACATTAAGCGCTGGTTTAGCTGCCACGCCCAAGATAGTAGTCACGCTAGGCACTAGATCCATCTTGCGCGCATCGCGTAGCGTGGTAGCTCTTAGGCCTGTTTTACCCTCAACTTGATAAGCTGACTGGCCAGTTTTGGTATACCAATGCGAACTCTCACTATTTTTTTGTTTAATTATCATTTTGCACTCGCTTTCTTTAGTATTGCTTTAGCAAAATCAAAATAACTTCTTCTTTTTAAGTTTTCTTTAAATTCATTTTTTTTATTAAAAACTTTTTTATAAACTTCAAGCATTTCCTCATCACTTAACTCTCTTGGTGCGGTGTAAAGTGGAATAGCATTTGGATAAGCTGATGGTTTTTCTTCTGAAAAGTTATTAACACCTATCCAAGCATCGTTTTCCCACATCCATGCAACAGGTTTCATTTTTCGCTCCAATCGCTATAAAAGTATCTGTAAACAGGTAACAACCCAAGCAACCAAGTGCCTACTTTTTCTCGTTTGATGGTTCGGTATTCAATAATTGGCTCAAACTTATCAACAACATATTGCACCCTCATAAACTCATCATTTTCAATTCTAGGTATTGGTTTCATTTGATTTCCATTCTGCAAGTAAATTGTGATTTAGCTATCTTTAATACATCTTCAAAGTCTAATTGAGCGTTTCTACCGCTTTTGTAGCCATGACCATAGGCCAACACTACCAAGACAATAAATAACGCCACCCAAGCGGTTCTGATAGCTGTTTTAGTCATTTTGCGTATACCAAAGAGCAAACATAATTGACAAAATAGCTAAAGCCAGTATTCCAATACCGCCAAAAACAACCCAAAGTACGGTTAGCATGGGTTAAACATCCAACTGGCGGCCACATCCATGCGCGGTGAGAACTGTTTAGGTTTTGTATTGCCATGGGCTTGCTCTCTATATTTCTTTTGCAATTCTTTTTGCGGGATGGGCGGTAATTCTGGAGCGTCTGGTAGATCACCAGCAGCATAGAATGACTTTGGCTTATGTCTAAGTGTTCTCTCGTAATGATGTATGTAAATCTTCTTAGCGGTTCTTAGTTGAGTGATGTATCTAGCTATAAAAACAACCGATACGCCAAGAAAATCAGCCATTTCTGTACGAGTCATAGGTGTTTGTTCTAGCTGATCTAACAGCTTTTTTTGTAAAAGTTCTTTTCTGTTCATAATTAAAGGCGGGGCTACTCGCTGCGTCTAACTTAGGGCGATCCTTGTATATAAGGGCATTCCTAGCTTGTTAGCATCCGCTTTTGCCCCTTAATGTTAATAACAGTTAGTAGTGCAATTACCGCCATAACAACAAGTGGTGCAAGTTACAAACTTACCACCTGAGTTAATGGTATGAGTAGAACAATTAGCATAAACCAATGTTGTTGAGGCTGCTAACCATAATCCAATAAGTAATTTCTTCATAATGTTCTCCTTAGAACGGCATATCATCGTCTATATCAGACAAACTGGCCTTAGATAGTTCAGCATTCACTTGATCTAGCTTAGACTCAGGCTTAGAACCGCGATACTCTGCGGACTTCTTAATTGTTTCTTTTAGACCGTCTGATAATGATTCGAATTTCTTTTCATCAAAATCATCTAAGCTAAAAACAAACAAATCATTAACTGGCTCTGGAAAACCAGCTTTAACTATCAAATTAGGTACTGGCGTGATGGCATCAAGATTTGCGTATGTTTTACCATCGCGATCATTGTGGCTAATAGTAACCATGCCCCATGCGCCTAACAGCTTGGATAGATCAAAACTTAGCAACTCCTCTGGCGTAAACTGCTTACCGCGCCAGCTTTCCAAGTCTTTGCGCATTGTGGCCTTTTCATTAAGGCTAATGGTATAGCGTTTGGTCTGGATCAATGGCTTGCCATCATCTGTGGCCAGTGGCTTACCCTCGTTATCTTCACCATGCAACTCAAAGAAGAACTGGACTTTGTGCAGCATATTGACTTTGCCTTTCCAATCTACTGATTGAGTGCCTAGATCAACGATGCGATACAAACGAGCTAAGTGATTACCCGCTGGTGCTTTTTTAAAATCTGAATTTGAACTTGTACTTGCGATTAACATAATTTCCCCTTATCTATTAAATTCCACCAGCTTTACGCCAGATAGTTGCCCAATCTTGAAAAATCTGATCAAAAACATTAGGGCGCTTGCGAATAGGTAATCCACAGGCCCAACGCCAAAGGTCAATTTCTTCTATCGTGAGAATGTCACCAGCTTCTAGCTTTTCGCTAATAGTTTCCAAGCGTTGCTCGGTTTGTAGCTGATCATTGTATTGTTCGTAATCATCCATATAAACTCCATTTCTCATAGCAAAATTGCTATGGTTAAATATTAAGCGGTCTAAATTGAGATGTCAAGCACTATTGCAAAATATTGTAAAAAAGATTAAGATTGCTAACTATGAAACTAACAGATGAACAAATAATTACATTACTTGGCGGGGTTACAAAGGTAGCCAAGATGTGCGAAGTAAGCTTGCCAGCGGTTAGCCAGTGGAAATCTAGCGGAATACCAAAGGATAAGATGATGTATCTGGCCGCGCAGCTTGAGCATAATTCTCATGGCCTGATCACTAGAAAATCTTTATTTCCAAAAAGTTACAAATTTATTTGGCCTGAGTTAGAATAGTACGGGTAAGGCTAGCAGAGGATTCTGCGAAAAGCTGATTAGTCACCAGTCTGCCTACCATTTTTTAATGACTACCTTTTGACCGAGGATAAAATATGTTGAAGTTTCCCACCCAATATGGGGTAGAAATATACCCATCCGTTTCTGGGCATATATGCCTAAAACAACAATCTCTAGAATTTGGCAAAGAAGTAACTGTAATGCTTACAATTGGGCAGTTACGCGGACTTGTAAAAAATCACAAAGCTTTGATTGATCAAGCTGAACAAGCAAAAAAAGATTATGCAGAGGAGTTAGATGATGAAACTAATTCCTAAGAACTGGGACAATTTCCAGCACTATAAACATCGTTCACCGCCTTGGATCAAGCTACATAAAAACTTGTTAGACGATATGACATATCAACGCATGCCTGTTGCTAGCAAGGCGCTAGCGCCTATGTTGTGGTTGCTAGCAAGTGAGTCAAATGATGGTGTTATTAACATGACTCCAGAAGAAATAGCTTTTAGGTTAAGAATGACCGAAAAAGATGTTGTAGCAGCTATCAAACCTTTGATTGATAATGGCTTTTTTATTGAAGATAGCGGTATGCTAGCAACAAGCTTGCAAGATGCTACTGCAGAGAAGAGTAGAGTAGAGAAAGAGAAGAGTAAGAGAGAGAGTAAGAGTAAGACACCCACCCCTATTTCAGATGATTTTCAAATTTCAGATTCTATAAAAGCTTGGGCTTTAAAAAACGGACATACTCAAATTGAAAAACACCTAGAAAGCTTTATCAACAAATGCAAAGCTAAAAACTACAAATACTCCGATTGGGATGCTGCTTTTAGAAACGCTATTGCTGACAACTGGGCTAAAGTTGGCCAAACTCAATTTACTCAAGACAAATCCTTTACACGCTGGGATGCTTCTGTTGCCAGCACTATGGCTAAAGGCATAGAAATGGGTTTGCCGCCTAAAATTGGTGAAACTGAGGGCCAATACCGTGAACGCTTAAGATTGGCGGGTGCATGAAATACCACATATTTGACGAAAACCACAATAGGATGCGCATTGTAAGCAGCTTATGGGAAGCTAAACATATTACGAATTTAAGAGAAGGATGGACTTTTGAGCGCGTCAAACAACCAAGACCTGTTTATGAGGATGCCCCCTTTTGATCAAGAAGAACATAGACATCAATGTGAACTGCGCTGGCTTGCCAGTTTGGTCTTGCCAGAACGCAGAAAATACCTTGAACTTGCAGAGAAAATGCGTGGATCAAAGGCCCGAAAACGACTGGAAGAAGGATTAATAGAATTATGGCAAAAGAGATAGATCCAAACGCTTGTATAGACTTTATTTTTGATAAAGCCCCAGAGTACGCAAAAGCCAAAGCTATTCTTGCTGATCTGGAAAACGCTAAAAGCTCCATTAAAGCGGACTTGATGAAAGCCAGTAATGAAACTACCATAGCTGGCCAAGAACGCGAAGCATATTCAAGCCCACAATATAAGCAGCACTGCAAGGCCATCGGCATAGCTACCCACGAAGTAGAGATGCTCAAACTGCACATAAAATGTGCTGAACTACGCTGGGAAACATGGAGAACCCAGCAAGCTAACGACAGACAATTTGACAAAATGATAAGGAATCAATCTTGAACGAAACACTAAACAAGGCAATCAACTTTGCCGTTAAAAACCCAAAATACATTGATTTTGCTGAAACCTTGCTAAAGATCAAACGAACAACCAAAGCTTACGAAGAAGCCACCCTTAAAAAAGACTGGCTTGCCGCTTACGATATAAGTATTGCATTGGTAGATTTGACGCATGATCTAGAAGATATTGCTCGTCAGATGCTAAATGACCAAAAGTGAAAAAGAACAATACTCCAAAGTCGCAAGACTTGGATGTGCGCTATGCCGTCACTTGGGTTTGCCCTACGATGGGGGTGTTGAAATACACCACATTAGACGATTTGGCGGTAAAAGAGCTAATGCACCATTTATCGGACTCTGCGTTGAACACCACCGAGGAAATACAGGTGTACATGGTCTTGGAGCAAAAGGTTTTGAAAAGCACTATCAAATTGGACAAGAAGATTTGCTTGAAATGACGGAGAAACTACTTGCTAGTGCTTAACCTACCCCTACCCCCATCGGTAAACTCATACCGCACCATTTTTAGAAATAGAATGGGTATCAGCAAAGCTGGCAGAGAGTTTAAACTTCAGGTGCAAGACTATGTGCTTGACAATGCAGTGCCTAAAATGGGCGATAAACGCCTACAAATGCAAGTTACACTCTATCCAAGGGATAGGCGTAAGCAAGACATAGATAACCGCATCAAGGCCCTTTGGGATGCTTTAACCGATGCTGGCGTATTTGATGACGATGAACAGATTGATGTTTTAATAGTACAAAGGGGCGAAATTCGCAAAGGCGGTGGATGCCTAGTGATGATTGATGAGATTGATGCGACACGACAATAAAGAAACTGGTGACAGAACCTTGCAAGAATGCACAAACTGTAAATTACGAAAACCAAAAGAATTTGGGCGTTATGTACCCTATAACGAAGGAATGAATCAAAAATGGTTATGCGGTTCTTGTTTTGAGAAAAGAAATAGGCGATAATGGATCTACGAGAGTGATATTTGGGGAAATCCGTAGAGAGTACCCATCTTTTTTTGGAGATGCTATGCAACATAAAGACTGCGCCATGTTTGTTCAAACGCTATTGCATAGCGCGACAATCGCCCATCAACTGCATTTATCCTCTAAATCTTATTCAGAACATAAGGCTCTGGCCAAATACTACGAAAACATTGAAGGTATCGTAGATGCGCTAGTAGAGTCTTACCAAGGCAAATATGGCCTGATTGAGTCATACCCTACCAATTACCATAATTCTGGCAACAAAAGCGCTCTTGCATACATGGAATCATTGCAAAAGTTTGTTGGAGAAGCTCGCGGATCACTACCGCAAGACTCAGAACTACAGAACGAAATTGACAACATCGTTAATTTAATCAATTCAACCGTTTATAAACTTAAATTTTTGAGGTAAGCCATGCCTTTAGATAAATCAGGATCAAAAGAATCAGTCGGCAAGAACATCAAAGCCGAGATGAAGGCTGGCAAGCCAAAGAAGCAAGCTATTGCCATCGCTTTAAATGTAGAGCGCGACAACGCAAAAGGTAGCCGTAAAGCGAAGTTAGAAGAAGCTTATGGCCGCTTTTTAGGTGAGAGAGATGAGTCGTAAAGACCAGATCCGTGCAGCAGTAGAGAAGCACGACAAGCCCATAGCCAAGACAACTAAAGGCAAAGGGCGTCACTACTTGTCAGCAGAAGAAGGCGCTGGCATGACAGAAGCTGGTAGAAAAGCATATAACGCAAAGAACGGTAGTAACTTACAAGCACCCCAATCTAGTGGCCCACGCCACGATAGCTTTTGTGCCAGATCAAAAGGCTGGACAGGGGAACGAGGTAAAGCAGCTAGAGCAAGGTGGAAATGCTAATGAAGCAAGGACTATACGCAAACATTCACGCCAAGAGAGAACGCATCAAAGCTGGCTCTGGTGAGAAGATGAGAAAAGTAGGCTCAGAGGGCGCGCCAACGGCAGAAGCATTCAAAGAATCAGCTAAGACTGCTAAACCAAGGCGTAAAGTCATTGAAGAAGCTATGAAGGATATGTGATGTTTACTAAAGAAAAGATTAAACCAGAAAACTCTTTGTTGCAACCGCACAAAGAATCAACTCTTGAGAAAAACGAAGCTAAACGAGTGGCTCGCAGAGAGATGATCAACAAACTATTCAACAAAGTAGTTAAAGATAAGTTCTAACTATGGCTACGCTTGCTGAACTCTTACGCTTAAAACAAGCTGAGAATCCCCAAGAAGGGGCTTTTGTGGGTTATCCACAGATCAGCAACAGACGCAGACCAGAGGGCGCGGTAACAGGCTTTTTGACCGCTGCAACTGGATTGCCAGCAAAAGAAAATTTATCCGTATTAGATCCTAATGATGCAGCTTACATGCAAGGCCAGAACTACGGTGAATTGGCTAATATTGCAACTATGGCTGCTGGTATCCCAGCATTATTAAGGGCTATGCCTAAGACTGTAGCTAAAGCCGCCCCAATTAAGCTAGATCCTATTGGCCAAGCATTAGAAAACAGACGCTTAAACGAATACGCAGCACTAATGGATGAATACAAGCTTTTGGGTGATGCCAAGGGCGGTAAAGTGATTAACACCGATATTGCTCGCGAACTTAGCCCAGATTACAGGGCAAACCGCACACTATCAGCCAATGTGCATGAACCAGCAAGCGAATTTACCAAACAATATTACGCAGAATTGCTCAAACAACCACCTAAAAAAGACTCTTATGTACTATTTACAGGTGGTGGCACTGGCGCTGGTAAGACAACATCATTGGACGCAGTACCAGACATTGTGAACGCTGCCGAAATGGTTTACGACACAAACATGAACAAGTTGCCATCCGCGGTAAAGAAGATTGATCAAGCCCTAGACTCTGGCCGTAGGGTATCAATTGCTTACACTTTCCGCGATCCAGTAGAAGCTTTGACTGAGGGCGCGTTATCTAGAGCAATGCGCATGAAAAAAGAATTAGGATCAGGCAGAACTGTACCTATTGAAGAACACCTAAAAACCCACATTGGCGCAAGACAGACCATTGATCAGCTAATGAAGAAATACGCTGACAACCCAAATGTGGACTTTACTGTGATTGATAACTCATTGGGTAAGAACATGGCCCGCGCCACAGACATTAACAGAATCCCGCAGCTAGATGAAAAAGTTATCAAACAAAGATTGCGCGATACCCTTGAAGAACAATACAAAGCTGGTATTATTGATGAAGATGTCTATAAAGGAACTCTAGGTGGAAACAAATAAGTTTATGCCTAAAGGCTGGGGGCAACAACTGGCCGACTCTCTTAACAAAACCGTATCTGAGCGCAACAAAGAACCATCACGCAAAGAGGTACTAGCTAAAGAGATAGAAAAGAAAGCAAAAAAGTAATATACTTAACTTATCTAAATACTTAGGTAACAAGTTATGTCTGCAAATAAACAATCAGGAAATATTAAGGGCGCTGGTAGACCAGCGGGTAGCCCAAATAAGTCCACTAGCCTAGCTAGAGAAGCCATAGCGCGCTTTGTTGATGGCAATACAGACAAGATGCAAGGGTGGCTTGAAAGCGTGGCAGAGGGCATTCAAGACGAAGAAACAGGCAAGTGGCTTGTACCCCCTAATCCAGAAAAAGCATTTGCGATGCTTCAATCCGTTGTTGAATACCATGTACCCAAGCTAGCCCGCCAAGAACTTGTTGGTGACGATAAAGCTCCAGTGAAGATACAGGTTTCATGGAAGAAGTCTTAGACATAGAGCTAGACTACTCGCCCAGAACTGTATTTGAGGACTTTCATAACAGGCAAGAGCGCTGGGCTGTAGTAGTTGCACACCGTAGATGCGGTAAAACCGTATCGTGCATCAATGATCTAATTTTTCGTGCTTTGACCGAAGATAAAGAGCATGGCCAATACGCCTATGTAGCCCCTTACTACTCTCAAGCCAAAAATATTGCTTGGGATTACTTACAACGGTACTCTAAGCCAGTCATGGCCAAAGCCAATCAATCTGAACTATGGGTGGAACTTGTTAATGGATCGAAAATCAAGCTTTATGGTGCTGATAATCCTGACGCTCTCAGGGGTTTGTATCTTGATGGAGTGGTACTTGATGAGTACGCAGACATGCGACCAAGGATGTGGGGAGAGATTATTCGTCCTTTGCTTGCTGACCGCATGGGCTGGGCTGTGTTTATTGGTACTCCTAAAGGACATAATGCCTTTTACGATGTTTACACAAACGCTACGAAAGATAATCGCTGGTTTGCTAAAACACTAAGAGCTAGCCAAACAGGCCTATTACCTGACTCAGAGCTAGAAGATGCTCAAGCTTCTATGTCACCAGATCAGTATGAGCAAGAGTTTGAATGTAGCTTTGAAGCTGCCATTATGGGCGCTTACTACGGTAAAGAGATGCGAGTCCTTACCGATGCCAAGCGCATCACTACTGTAGAAGCTGATCCACTATTCCCAGTCAATACGGCATGGGACTTAGGCTATTCAGACGATACAGCACTCTGGTTCTATCAAGTGATCTACGGAGAAATCAGGATATTGGACTACCATAGCTCTAACGGCCATCAAGTCAGTTACTACACTGATCTATTAGAATCCAAGCGCCAAGAGAATAAATGGAAGTACGGCAAGCATTACTTACCCCATGATGCCAGAGCAAAAACACTGGCAAGCGGTGGAAAATCAATTATTGAACAAATAGCTAGCAAAATTCCTATAGAATCGCTTAAAATAGTGCCAAGCTTATCGCTTCAAGACGGTATTCAAGCCACTAGACTTGCATTAATGCGAAGCTGGTTTGATGCAGATAGATGTCATGACGGTATAGAGTGCTTACGGCAGTATCAGCGTGAATACGATGAGGACAAGAAGGTTTTTAGGGATAAACCCAAACACGATTGGACTTCTCACGGTGCAGATGCTTTTCGTATGCTTGCAATAGCATGGAAAGAAGAAGATAAAACCACTCCGAAAGACAACTCTATCAGGGGTATTGTAGTAGGTGAGAACAAAACCACATTGAATGATATGTGGCGAACTCAAACCACAAAACCTAGCGGAAGAATATAAGCATGGAAAATTCGTCAAAGCACACCTATGAGAACTGGTACAACGAGATTGCCAGTTATGAGCGTACCTTTAAGAAATGGGAAGGGCGAGCAGATAAAATCCTCAAGCGCTACCGTGACGATTCTAGGACTCAGAACAATCCTAACGCTAGATTCAATATCCTATATTCCAATGTGCAGACGGTCATTCCAGCCATCTTTGCACGACTACCAAGACCTGATGTAAGCCGTAGATTCCGTGACAACGACCCAATTGGTCGTGTTGCTTCTATGATGCTTGAGCGAGCATTAGAGTATGAGCTAGAACACTACACAGATTACAAGTCCGCTATGGACTCAGTTGTATTTGACCGCATGATTGGTGGTCGTGGTACAGCTTGGGTTCGTTATGAACCGCACATCGTTGCTGGTGAAGGCACACCTGAAGATGGCGTACAGATTACCGAAGATATTGACGAAGCAGACGAATCAGTTGAAGGTCTAGAGAACGAAAGCCAAGAACGCATTGAGTACGAGTGTGCTCCGATTGATTATGTTCACTGGCGTGACTTTGGTCATTCAGTAGCTAGAACATGGGAAGAAGTAACTGCGGTATGGCGTAAGGTTTACATGAACCGTGATGCCTTGGTTAATCGCTTTGGCGAAGAACTTGGCTACCAAATCCCATTGGATTCAACACCGCATGACTCCAAGACTTATGCCCAACAACAAGATATGGCTTTGCAAGCCACCATTTATGAGATTTGGGACAAAGAAACAGGCACAGCACTTTGGATTAGCAAGTCATTAGGCAAGATTCTTGATGAACGCCCTGACCCATTGCAGTTGGAGAACTTTTGGCCATGTCCGAAGCCATTGTTTGCTAACCTTACAACTGAAAACCTAGAACCAATCCCTGACTTTGTGATGTACCAAGACCAAGCAAGGGAATTGGACACATTATCAGACAGAATTGATGGCTTGATTAACGCATTAAAGGTTCGTGGCGTTTACGATGCAAGCTCAAGCGAATTACAACGACTATTTTCTGAGGGAGAGAACAACACCTTGATTCCAGTCCACAACTGGATGGCTTTTGCTGAGAAGCAAGGCATGAAAGGTGCTGTTGACCTAGTAGATATTGCTCCGTTTGCCCAAGCTTTGACCCAATGCTACCAAGCAATGGAACAAGTTAAAGCCCAGATTTATGAAATCATGGGTATTGCCGACATTCAGCGTGGTCAAACAGACCCTAATGAAACGCTTGGCGCTCAAATCATCAAGAGTAACAACGCAGCTGGCAGACTTAAGACGATGCAAAACCATGTGGTGCAATTTGCTACTACATTGCTCTGCATTAAAGCCCAGATTATCTGCAATCACTTTAGCGATGACACAATTCTTAAG